AATCTCACGTTCAAATAACCATACAGTACGTTTTAGTCCTGTTTTATTTGGTTCTTTTTTCACAGCCCCAACTCCTTAAATATGCCTTCATCCATCTTTCTAAGCTCAGCAATGCTAAAAGGCTTGCCGCTTAATGGATCAATGAATTTGTCTAATGGGTACTGGCCAGACTTGTAGAGTTCATATCGAGTCTTACCAAGCCAATTACGCTGAAAGGTTTCATCCTGTGCAGCAAACCACTGCTTATACGTCGTATTGGCATCAACTTGGCCTATGTCCCAGTCCTTGCCCTTTTCCTTATCAACAACGTAAGGACGTACTCCATCAATATCACCATCAGCATTGCAGGCAACTTGGATAGTTCGACAACGACGGTGGTAAGGCGGTCTTTCATGATTTTCATCGATCTTTTGTACACGCCCATCACGCACAGCGCATTCCTTAGATGTCTTACTATCAAGTGTCGCTACATCCTTGGTATATTTGGCACCTAAATCCTTCCATGTATTGAGATATGTTCCATTGCTGATATGTGCTCTCGCTGTGCGTACTTCCGCATCAATCGCATTACGGGACTGTTCTAATAAGCCATCTTTATATTCAAGCTTTTTAGTACCCTTAATCCGTTGAATAATCTGCTGATTAGTTTGTCCTGACGATATGCCATCGCGAATGATGTATTCAGCCTTTTTACGCAATGACTCAGCGACATCAGGAAAAATAAGATCAATAAGCTGACCACCAGCAAAAGGCTGCTTACTCACTTTCTTAAGCAGCTTTTCACCATCAACCTTAGGCACTTTCTTGCTGGCCATCCGATAGATATAGCTAGCCTCATGAACTGCCAATGCAACAGCAGAGACGGCAAATATTTCAGGCAGTGTCACAGCAATAGACTGTTGCCATTCTTTGAATAGGTCTCGAATCTCTCGTAGTGCAGGGGTTGTATAAGCAGCCGAAGCAAGTGCTTTTAATTCAGCATCACTTAGCTCATCGAGTAGATCACGCAACTTTGAGAGGTACTGATTAGAAATACCATTAAAGCTTTGAATGATCTCCTTGATAGCCGAACTGGACAAACGCTGTAAAAAGCTATTGTGCTGTGTTAAAGCATCTAAGATAGGATCATTCATCAAACCCACCTGCTTTCTCTTGATCTAGCTTGATTCGCATCTCTTCGAACGACAGCTCGCTAAAAGCGCCTGTTTGCTCGTACTTATACCAAACCGACCAAGGTAAATGCTCAGAGATAGCAGCATCATATAAACGTTTAGCACGTTCTTCACTAAACTTAGGTTTATTGAAGTCCTGCGAGATTAAGTAATTCAATTCATTGGGACCAAGCTCATGATTAGGTAAGGCAAACTTAGCACACCAGCGTAAAGCCATAGTGAGTGCTTCACTAATATTAGATACAGCAAGTGATACGACTGAATGCTGAATAGAATCTTCATTGTCCGCTTGTGTGGCTGTCTTATTGGCAGATCCAACCTCAATCAAACGTGCACCAAGTTCTTTCATTGCAGTCATCTTTTCATTCATAAGCTGCTTGGCTAAGTTATTTTCTTGTGCTTGAACGATCTCGACTTTAGTTGGAAATCCTGAACGTACACCAATTGCCAACTTATCGCGTTTGATAATGTCATATTGCCACTCTGTCACATCTGGCAATGACACAGTAGGCTGACCAATGATGAAGCCAGACTCTTCGACATCAGCAGAATTTCGATAATGTGCTAGGTTAAGATCAGCTAGGTCGAGTAACGGGGCATTGTTGATTTCATCTGTGTTATCTACAGCACCACAGAAGGTAAAAGGAATGTATTCCCAAGTTGCACCGCTGTAGTCGGTTGGGATGATCTTCTCTTGTGCTACCCAGTTTTTATCCTTGTCGAGAATATAAACCTGAACAGTATAAACAAAGCCTTGCTCACCATTCTCTAAACGCAGTACTCGATATTGATCTTGCGTCTTACAGCTAAAGCCATCAGCCTCACGCTCTGAAACTGACTCACGGATTTTAACAAAGCTCAGTTTGCGCTGATTGCCAACAACAATATGATCCCAATCCTCAACGACAGTCGCCTCTAAAATATGAATCATTGGATAAGCGCCTTTTATCTTATCCTCAGCTCTATTTTTACTTGCTGCTACTGTTGGGTAGTCCACATACACACCACAGCGGTATTGCTTCAGAATCGACCGCAGCATGCGCTGTGAGCATTGAAAGATTGAACGTCCTGCACCATCAGCATTGCGCTCTAAATATTCCAATTCATCAGGGCGAGTAAAATCAGGCAACTTATTGAACGCCGTGCCAACATAGCTACCTAGTGTGCGACCAGTAACACCATAAAACACGGCGCGGCCTAAATAGTCCTTATATCGATCAGCATCACCACTACCGAACGTTTCTGGTACAGGCAAATAGGTTTTACTCGCATCCTTAATGGTTTTTTGACCTTTACATACATCATCTACTTTCTTCCATAGAGCAATGTTTGCATCATAGTCAGCATGTTTTGTCGTAATTCCAGCCATGTTCTATCGTCCAAAAATTGGGAAATCCAGTCGTGTTACTGGTTTAATAATTGGGAAGCGCTTAGCTAATGGATATCCACCTGCATCACCTACATGATCTAATCCAGCAGATTTATCAGGCATCCCAAACTTGTCATAAATTTGCTGTTCTAGCGTCTCAGTAAAGCGCGGACATTTGTTTGTGTTAACCCTAAGTGTTCTCTCACCATCACCATTAAGGATTAAAGCGTTCACGGCATTAATACGATCTTTAATCGCAGGGTTTGTGCCATCAACCTCAACTCTTAAACCGTGAGCCCTTAAAATCGCATGATCTGATTCACTGGCGCTCTTTGATGATTTTGATTGACCAGCAGCATCAGGTATCACTGTAATTTCATGAAAAGGAAACTTCTCATTAATCAGCTTTGCCATGGTTGGTGTATCTCTAGCATCCACTAATTCATCAAGTGCTAGTGGCTTACCTTCACGTATCACATACACCACAGCGGCCATTTTCAGTACGTTAAAGTCCATACCAATGATCAAAGGTTCTCTAGGTTGAATCTCTTCATCTGTATGGTTGAGCTTTCGATCAAAATCTGGATAAACAGCACCACTGGTTAAGTTAACAAACTGACCTTTTAAATAGGCATAGATTAACTGAGGCGGATATGACTCAAATAACGATGAAATGTAATCATCAGGTAGGTTCTTTGCATTGTCATAAGTTGAGGCTTGAATCATGCCATAGAGCTTTCGTTTCGCTGGTGTTGAATTAGCCTCTTTTACGAATTGCTCATAAGTAAACTTAAAGCCCTCAGGCGTAGTCGCAACATCGATACCATTAATTAGACCAGGATGCTTTACACGCATACGCGCAATAATCTTACGCCATGCTTGCTGAGCCTTGTCCTTATTCATGACATCAAGTTCATCAATTAAGGAATGGCCAACCTTAAAACCTACAATGGTTTGTGGCTTCTCCATGGATCGACAAATAATTGTGCTTCGATACTGACGACCATAGTAAAGATCAACCTCTTTATTTGATTCATAAATCTTGGTCTTTAAGCCCCAGTCAAACGCCACTTCATCTATTGTGGGAAAGAAGATGTCTCGAATCTGCGGATAGGTTGGAGCAAAGTAGCCTAAAGGTACTTTAGGGAACTCCCACGACTTATCGCAGATGCTTGAGCAGCCCACCCAAGTCTTACCACTACCAAACCCAGCAACAAAGGCACGGAACTTATTCGGAAGTTGTAGAAACCTCGCTTGAGGCACATTCAGTGTCGGGTTGATATTCGGCATCGTCTTTACTCGCATCAACAACTTGAATGGTTACTTTGACTGGCGTTGGATCATCTGCGCCATCTCCATCACCTGTTTTAATTCGCTCAATTTCAAGCTGCTTTAATTGAATATCGAGAAGCTGAAGCTCATACCCTTGCATTTCATCTTTAACCTGCCTGATTAGCTTGGTTCTCAGAATCCGATTTACCTTTGGGTCGTTATATATCTTCTGTAGCTCAGAAAGGCGCACAGCCTTATTCGCTAAAGGAATGTCAAATACATTGACCTTGAAATCTTCTCTAGTTTTATAAAATAGGTCTTTGAGCTTTTTGCTCATACTTCTACATGTTGCTTTGGTTGGGTCGTATGCTGCGACCTGTTGACGCTCAATTTCAATACCAAACTCTTGTCTTACAGACTCCACTACTTGTTGAGGGGTTTCAAAGCAAGCAAGAGACTGAACTATAAAGATTTTTACAGGCTCTTTGAGTGTTGCCATAAATACCCCTTTGTAAGACTACGTAAGACTAAATAGGCAAAAAAAAGAGCCTTTCGGCTCAATTGATTACACAGTTTC